AGAGCTAACTGAACCTTTGACGTTGCAAAAGCCTGACGGTGATAGTGTAACCGTACACGGTCAAGGTATCGTTGAGATTAAAACGGACTTTTATCACAACGACAAACCTAAACCTGAGTGGGTCATTCAAGTAATGCACCAAATGTTTTGCGCTGAAATGTCTTGGGCGATTATAGTGTGCATGAGCCAGAAGGGACGTCTGCACTTGTATCCAGTGCTATGGGATGCAAAACTGGTGAACGTTATGGTCGATGCTTACGCTGAGTTCTGGGAACTGGTTAAAGAAGGTGGCGAATATCCACCCGTAGCTGAAGACGCAAAGCCTGAGTATGTGGATGTGACTGAAGTGCTTAAAGAAAGTAATCAGGACTTACAGCAATTATGTGCTGATTATCACAAAGCAGCGGGTGAAGAACGGCAATGGAAAAAAACTAAAGACGAAGTTAAATTTGCCATCACTCTTGCATTGGATAGCCTCGGCGTCGAGTACGCTAGTATTCCCGGCTATCAAATCAAAGCTGCATCACAAAGAAAAGAAAAGAAACAATCTGTTGGCACGGGTGAATTTTATCAGTCTGTGTCATTTACGATAAAGGAAACGAGCAATGAATAGTATTGTAACCACCCGGCAAAGCCTTGTGCCAACAACAATAACTGAAATGGAACTGTTTGCAGAGAAACTTAGCAAGTCAATTTTAGTTCCAAAAGACTATCAGGGCAAACCCGCTAACTGTTTTGTTGCAATCCAGTGGGGTTTGGAATGTGGCCTTGCACCGCTTCAGGCGCTTCAGTCAATCGCGGTAATAAATGGTAAGCCAAGTATGTACGGTGATGCTTTACTGGCAATGGTGCGTGCCGACAGTCGTTGTCTGGGTGTACATGAAGATCAAAAGGATGGTCTTGCTGTGTGCATCATCAAGCGTAAGCACTCTGACGGTAGCGTAGAAGAAATAAAACGTACCTTCTCAATGAAGCAAGCACAGCAAGCCGGGCTATCAAATAGACCTACATGGAAGGCGTACCCGGAGAGAATGTTACAGCACCGGGCGAGGGGCAACGCTATCCGTGACGCTTTCCCTGACGTTATACACGGCCTTATCTCTGCTGAAGAAGCACAAGACTACGACGAGCCAAAGGATGTAACGCCCCGGCAAGAAGCTGTGGCTCCACCTACGATAGAAACATTGACCTCACCAAAGGTTGAGGAGGCTGAAGTTTTGCCAGAAAAAGAAGAAGAGCCAACTGAATCAATCTTTGACAAGTATCTGGAAAATGTCGTGCCGAAGCATAGAGAGCCTATTGTTGCAGAAAGCTTTACGCTTTTTGTTCCAAACAAACAGTCAACAACTTATCAAGATCCACGCAATTACATGGATGCTTATAATGACTTACTATTAGCAGTTCGTAGGGCTTCTACTATTACTCCGGCAATTCGTCGTACCAAAATGAAAGAGTTAGAACAAGAGAACGCTGACACTTTAAAAATATTACCTGAAGATATGGCGAAAGAACTGAAAGAAAAACGCATTGCTTACAACGCAAGCCTAGGTATTGAGGAAAAAGAAAATGGATAAGATAGGTTTAACTGCGAAACAGAAACAGGTATTCGAGTTTCTACGAATGTACCACAAAACTTACGGTGTGTTTCCCTCTACCCGGGAGATAGCACAAGGTAAGATTGACGGTCAGGTTATACTCAACAAGCGAGTGGAAAGTAATGTTCACAACTTACTTAAAAGCCTACAGAAAAGAGGGTGGATAGAAGTAATGCCATACACCCCCCGAGGCATTCGTATTATCTAAGCACTCATGTTTGCCATTGTCGAGCGTCGCCTAGGCCTCGCTTGACTTTGCTTTATAGCTTTGTTGGTAGGTGCGCCCGGGCTTCCCGGCTTACGCATTTTCTCGCCACTACCATCTTTAATTCTTTTTCTTTTAGCGTGGATGTTATCCCACAAACCTTTTTTCTTAGCCATTAGCCATCTCCATTGCTGCTTTTAATGTTTCTTGGTTACGCCTAGTCCAACCCTTACCAAACGTGTCAAACGTTTTGAGCCGTTCGTAAAACTTCTGACGTTGTTCGTATAAGTATTGAATCATATCTGACGGGTTGTTCTCTGCCACAAGTGCAAGGCTTCGTGGTCCGATTGCCCCATCTTGTTTTGCGCCAATGTATTTTTGAATAACCTTTGCCGGACGTCCGGTTCCGCTGTTCACACCCCAATCAAACGCCGCGAAATCGACACCTGAAGGCATCATGGGGTCATCACCCTTTAACTTATCCCAATAATTTGTTTTGTAGATAGGAGCTACATCTGCAACTTTTAAAGTTTTCATCTCGCCGTCCATAACCTGACGCCCAACCCATTGCTCATAGACTGCACGGGTTACACCTAGGTTTGTTTCACCGCCGGGATCTTCAGGATGCCAGACGTATCCACCTTCGTGGTGCAACAACATTTTTAATGATTGCTCAAAATTTTCTTTCATTTTTTTGTATCCGTTTTCTTGAGTTTGTCGTAAGAGCGCATTGACCCAATGCCCAACATTCCTAAAAGCAATGGCATCATTACAGATGTATCTGCTTGAGGTATGGAGATACCAAACCCGGCACAAATGGGAGCGATTAGAAAATTGATAGCCAAGCCTAACACACAGACGTAACCCGCAAGGGGTCGCCACGAGCTTTGAAACCAGTTGCCTTTTGCATCTAGCTTCAAAATTTCTATTTGCTGAAGTGCAATTTCTTGAGCGTGTTTTTCGCCCATTGTAGCAATTTCATGTGCTAGCTTTGCAGCTTGGTCTTTGTCTTTTATAACCTTCCCAAGTAGGCCACTAACAGGTTCTATTAATTTATCTATCATTGGTTTTTCTCCCGAATAGCGTTGACGCCCATGTAGCCCACGACTGTGCCAGAAGCTGCCACAACGTAAACGCTTGCAATGTCTGTGATTAGGCTTGCGGCTGTATCAAAACCCAGCACTGAAGCCAGTAGAATTATAAACGGGTAGAGGACTAAGCCGATAGCTGACATGGTTACAAGCTTACGTTCCAGATTACGTTTTGCGTCTGCGTCTTGAATGGTCAATCGTTTATTGAGGACGTCTAGTTTTGCAAATTCATCTTTGGATAATGAGCCATCATTATCGGTGTCTAACTTATCAAACTCTGTCATTTTCCATAATCCTCATCGCTAGTCGTTTGTCCGTGGTTTGGATTACCACCTTTCCGTTTTTGTAAATCACCCATCTGTTTCTTTTGACCTCAATCACTTGCAAGCTCGATGCACTCAAGCAGCATATTGTTATTAGTTATAAGCATTGCTGCGTCAGACTTTGCCTCGACGCACTCTTCCATTGAACTGAAGCTTTCAAACTCGTAATATTGGAGCATATCGGACCGGACAAAATGAAACCAAACGAGAATATAAATCATCTGAAATAATCCCGAACATCTATCCATCCCAAATGATGTAGATAAGCAGCCGCCCCAATAGCAGACGCTGTGAGTAGAAAAAATATTCCAGCTAGGGTAACGGCTAGCTCTTGGCGTTCTATGGCGTCACGCCTTGCCTGAGCTTCTGCTTCACGCTTCTCTGCTAAAACTTCCTTGCGTATCTTTAGAAGCTCTAACCATTTTGATCTGCCATATGTTTGGGTTATCCATTCTTGGAGTTCTGCTTCAGCTTCCGCTGCTTGGCGAACTTTAGCCCAGCGATCCAGCGCCGTAGCATTGGTGCTTTTGCCTGATATACCTTTTTTCTGTAGCGTTTTCTTAGCGTGGTCAGTTGCGTCAAAGAACTTTCCTATATCTTTACTTAATGCAGCTACGCTCCGGCCTGTGCTGAGGCCTAACTTTATGCCGCTAAGGATCGTGATAGGGTCCATATTTACCTACCGTCTGAATTAATGGGGCGTCTCGTCAGATATTCTATTGTATTTTCTAGTGTCTTAACTCTAGCTTGCAGCTTCACGATCTGATTGAATTGAAGCAAGAAACCTTCTTGCGTTTCGTAGACGTCCTCAAACTCTTCGTAAATTTCATCAATAGTATCACCACCATCTTCTTCGACTTCGATAATATATTCTATGATTTCATCTATTTGTTCTGTGTTTTCTTCCACATCTCTGATCAAATTGGTTCGGTCAGTCGCATTGTTCTCAATAGTCAGGGTTTGCAAATCTGACTGTAATGCTTCAATAATTGATGCTTGATTTGAGGCATACCAAATGGAACCCCCAGCCGCACTAATTATGGCAACGGCAAATGTGCCAGCGGTTAATATGTTAACCTTGGGTAACTCCATTATTTTTTCTTCTTAGGACGCCCGGCCTTTTTCTTTGGAAGCTGTACTTGCCAAGCTTCGTTAACTTCAGGCGTAGAAGGGTCATCCGCTTTAAGAGTACCGTTCGCGTTCCTAGCCCTCTTAGGTTTAGGCGTAGCAGTTGGGCGCAGATGGGGGTTTAAATCATATATATGTGGCATAGGTTACCTCTAGGATTTGTACAGCATAGTCAAAAGCAAAACGATTGTAGCCCCAGCGGAACCAATCAATATACCTTCTAGCCGTTTGATACGAAGTATAGTTTCTGTCCAGCGCTCTTGAAGCTGAGTTTCAACTACGGTTAATCTTTGCGATAAGTTATTTAAGGTTGGTTTTGTCATCAATCAGCCGCTTGGATCTCGTTGCCGTCTTCTTTTGCCCATTCGAAGATTGCTGCGTAGTGACTGTTGCCTGTGTCTAATGGCACACTCCATGTTTGACCATCTATAACAGCGGATATAGAGACATTTTGATTGTCATCTTTGTTTTTTTGATATTGTGCTGATGAAATAATCATAACTCTGCATTAACCTCCATATAACCAGAACTTGTTTCTCCGTTAACAAGATACGACCTGAATTGAGTAAGTCCTGAAAAAAGATTGTATGTGTACCAACATAATACGTCTACTCTTGATAAATTTGTGATGTTGGTATTAGTGCTGCTTATTTTAGAACTTGTTGAACCATCTATTGCTCTAATGTTACCACTTACAGTAACAGAAGGATTTGCTCTCATTTGAACAGGGTGATGTACTGCTCCAAAGATGTCGCCTGTGCTATATGCTGTACAAGTATGAGGGAACCAATTACCATCTGGATTACCTGTTCTACGGTAATAATACCTTTGGCACTTGGCTAAAGTTGTTCCGTAATTTTCGTGTTCGAAGTCCGTGGCATCACCACTTCCAGTTTCCAATTGTATTCCAGTTATTTCCCAATCATTACTTGTGCTATCTGCAAAGTTTACCTGACCAGAAGCAGCACTAGCATCTGAATTAG